GGTTAATAAATTATTTAGCGAGCGAACAAGATGGATATTAGACCACCAGCACACTACGAAGCATACGCCGGATCATGGGTGTATATTGGCAAGCCTTTTACTAATCCAAAAATAGATGGCAACAAACTTTCTTTGTTTGATGTTGCATCTGGTGAGCCAGTTTCAAACCCATTTTATGTAGACAACGATGGCTATGCGCGCAATAAAAATCAGCCAAGAGTAACGCCTAAATGTGCTGAATACGCTTACTCAATTTATGTAGAGTCACCAGCTGGCGGCCTCGTTTATGAATACCAAAAAATAGAAAGCGATGCAATCGAAGTTGTGCCTGATGACGGGTCGTCAATGATGGTTGATGAAACTTGGATAGACTGGCCTACAGCAAAAACAAAGGATATGACTGAAGAATCATTAATCTATATCCAGTCACGTGAAGAGTGGTGGTTAGATGGCCCTGTATTTGGTTATTATGCTTATAAAGTTCTTGATGAGTCAGGAACGCCGGAAACGGGAACGTGGGACGACTTCTTTGATGCTGCAGGTAATCGCTGGAAAGTAACAAGCGAATCAAATAAAAAGTTTATCAATGAGCAGGCAATAATTGAAGTTGATGAAAGATTAACGCCTATTGTAAGTGCTAACACAGAAGCTGCAGCAGATGCTCAAAGCGCTGCAGATGATGCACAAGGCACAGCAGACGGCGCTGTAGTAGATGCAGCAGCAGCACAAAGTACAGCCGATACAGCTGTATCTGCAGCCGAAAATGCTCAGGGCACGGCAGACGATGCTGTAACAGATGCGGCTACAGCTAATGGAAAGGCCGATGCTAACGCCTTACAGATACTAAATCAAAAAGTTTATTCTTTTAAAGTCAACGAAGATGCGACAATTGAGGGCCTGTCTCCCGCTGGCTGGACGGTTGAAGGTACTCAATTCTTAGGTGCAACATACGTTGTCACTCACAACGAAGGCTCTACTGTTTACCCAATTATAAACATCGAAGACGGGACAGGTACTAGAGTATTTATAATATCAAACACAAGTAACAGTTTCACTTACAGGAATAATTCAGACTCCGGCCAGGCAACTCAAATCCCTGTATATATCATGGTTCAGCCAAACCCTAACTCTTAGAGATAAAAAATGTCATACAGAATAAACGTTCAGGAGATAGCAGGCGGCCAGTTGCCCAATCAGGGTAAGGTGTATTTTGGTGCGTTCGGTGATCAAGAGCCGGAAAATAGCCCGATTACAATATATTTAGACCCTGAATTAACTAGGCCTGTTGATAGTGCAGGCGGAATTGACCTAGGCCTTGATGGTGAGCCGTGGATAAATGGCGTTAAGAGTAATCTTTATGTAGCTCAAAAATTCTCTATGCAAATTAGAGACATGTGGAATGCAACTCATTGGCCAGAACCAATACAAGTGCCACAAGCTGATCCAACGATTACGCATGCTGGCGATGATGAAACATACATTGATCTTGATTTAGAAGACAAGACAATAACGATTAATGCCGAAGAAGGGACAACAGTAAACAGGCCTTTTAGAACGCAAACAGTAGATAATGCAGATGCGCTAGCTACTGACGTTTTAAACGTTGAAATGGGTGATAATCGCTATGCAACATTAGTTGATTTAGGGAATAAAATAGGCGGCGCTGAAACTTACATGGAAGTGGATGTCGTAGCCAAAACTGGCAAGATTGAAACGCCAAACGGCTTCCAGGCTTTCGCTGATCCCGCGCTTGATCCAGCCATTGAATTTAATTCAGCAAACAAAGTTACATTAAATAATCTTCCTGAAGTTAAAAACCCTCCTTCGACTGATAAGGGCATTGTTAACAAAGGGCTTCTTGATGAAAGAGATGCGGCTTTACAGCTAGAGATAGACGAGATAGAGCAAGAGATAATTGATCTAGAAAAAGCATCATTGCTACCAGTCAAAAACATAGCAAACATGAAAACCCTAGAGCTTGAAATAGGTCAAGAGGTAGAGTGGTTTGAATACTACGAAGGATCAGGAAAAGGCGGTAATACTGGCGTAGTTGTAGAAGGTGGTACAGGCACTACTGACGGTGGTAGTTACTTTGATTTAGATAACGGACTTCAAGTAAAAGCGATATTTAATAAAAGTTTTGATTTCTTCAGTTTTGGGGCAATTGCGGGCGGATCTGATCAGACATCAAAAATACAAAAAGCGATAGATTTTGCAAGCTCTAGCAGAGCCCCCATTGTTAATGGTGCCGGTTTTTTCGGAGTTACAAACTTAAACTGGAATGACGGCGTATCATTGCGCGGAATATCTAGCGTAGAAAGTGGATTCACTCAATTAAGTGATCCGTCTACAAATATATTAAGCTCAAGCAGTCCAGTATCAGAAATAACAATAATTGATTTTGAAATTGGTGGAATTTTTGCGCTTTCTATAACCCCTGGATCAGATCCAAACAGAGTTAATATAGGAGTGGAGGCAGAGTGTGAAGATATTAATTCATACTGGCACACGTGGAGAAGATCAGACGCAAGAGAAACAGATACATTTAACGGACTCTTGCCAATATTTGGTGATCCAGACTCATACGACGGAACTGGCGGTTTAAAAGTTTATCATGCAGATGCTTGGTATACGCAGATATACGGAAACCAGGGATCATCAACAATAGTAAAAACAGTTAATAGCGGCGATGAAAGGAAGGTGTCACGGTCTGATTATCATATAAACTACACACTAGACTCCGTTATAGCCCCGCCTGCACAATTCAATACAACTGTATTAAGTGCAACGTCATTCAATGCATCTACCGTCACACTGAATATAGGCAATCATACTCTTGTTGTAGATGATTACTTTTGGTGGGATGCTGCAAAATACAGCAATGGCGGGTCCGATACGCATATCGAAACAACGTATCAGATCACAGCAATAACAACGGATACAATAACATTCACAGTGACTGCCGACCCAAGTTTTGTATCATGGATAGATCTTGGAAGAATAACAGACGATCCAGACGACACAGGAAAGGAGCACGTTCACGATCCGTCACTAGGGACAATCAGACGCTCATGGATACGCAACGGTACAAGCGGAATAGATCTTGGGTGCAGGGTTCCATTGTCGAGACTTAGCGGGTTCTGTACGGCTAGAGTAAAGGTCAGGCACATATCAGGTCACAACGGGTGGTTTGTGCGATTATTTCAAAATTTTGGTAAAAATGGTTCTCCGAATACATCTACAACTTTTCCGGGGCTCACCTTGCAAACTGGATCAAGTGCAATACAGGAATTTATTATATATGGTCGATTACCTGACATTGATTCAAAGACATTTGAGGCTGGGTCGTTCATGCAATTAACCTTTGTTCCGTCAATATTTTATCCCGATGCCGAGCTTGATTTGTTTGAGATTTCCGTCTTTGAGGGACTTAACGCCCCGTCTCAATCAAATAGTAGTTACGATAAAGAGATAAGTATATTTGAAAAACTTTATAGAGTTGACAGGAGCCAAATACTAGCACCGGTCGAGGCTGGGAGATTTTACGCCAGCAACAACTCATTTAGTGAGCCGATGTATGGAACTCCTACAGTAACCCTGCTTAATGAAATTTCATCCTCTGACATGGAATTTAGTTCCATATCAGCTAAGAGTGTATACGGATACGGAGCTGTAGCAAGAGCCACTGATTCGGCTAACGTCGGTCAATATATAGCCACTTTTGAAACCGAATACCAAATTCCAACAGGATATGTGGGTGGATAATGGTTTGTTAACTTTTATTTTTAATTGAAAATCTAGCGGCAGTCATTGCGTGTTTATTTGCATCGCTTGCCGTTTCACATGCTCTATCAATATTCTTGTCGTTAACGTCGAAGTGTTCGCCGTGTATTTCAATGATCTTATTGATTGCTATGATATCTTTTTCTGCCGTTGATAATCTATCACTGAATACATTCTTCTCAGCTCTCTTATCTGCCTGAATTTTATAAAGCTTGTATGCCATCCCTGCAGTTCCGCCTGCAACCGTTATTAAAGCAACACAAAACCGAATATTACAGATATTTTTTGATATGGTGTGAACGTGTCGAAATGTGCAACAGCGCTAAAAAGTGTCTCTAGCATCAAATAAACCTGAAATTTTTATGGCCGCACTTGCTGCAGTGAATTGATTTTCTGGGTATATTTCCATCGATCACTTCACCCAGTATAGAATCAGTCATCTCATTACCGCAATTTTCAGCAGGACAAGCTATGCCATTATTTAATTTTTCAACATTAGGGCTATGTTCCTTCTTTTTATCGGGGTTCATTCTATTTGAAATTATTTCTTTATCATGCTGAACAATAGATTTAAGTTTAGATCTCATTTTCATCTCTTCAGTGCATTAACTTCCTATAAATGGAGTTATAGGAAGTACTATGTATATTTTTGTGGATAACTTAAGCTGCTGGTTTTGGCTTAAACTCTTCATTTACGTTTTCAATCGGAATACCAAAAACAGCTTGATATGTTTGTTTAACAGCTTTTTCAAACGCTAATTCAATATTCTTATCAACCCCTCTTTTTAGATACAGCTATTATCGTGTCGATTTTAGCTGATACATCTATTGATATATCATTAGCTTTGTCTGCCTTATCTTTTGCGCTCTTTACATCATTTGTTAAAATTTTGAAGTAAACAGAGTGCATTTTCATTCTACCTGAAACAGGATCATCAAGAACAACAATTCTGCGCTCCATCTTGTTTAATCTTTTCAGCACAAAAACAACAAAGGACATCCAGATTATGATCGTTATCAATATCCCAGCATCGAGCGGAGACATTTGCACGTTTAAGAATTCGAGAAGGGATATTATTGGGCGAATAATGCTTAAATCAATCACAACTTACTCCTAATAGATTTTTCACTATTCTTATTATGGAACTTCCTATAACTGGTTATAGGAAGTATTGAGGATAACTATTTCCTGTAAAGATCTTTTTTAAGCTTTTCAAGATCGATTTCAAGATCCCTGTAAAACTCTCTTTCCTTGCACGCTCCTTAATATTCCTTAGCTCAAAGCTTCTTATTGCAACAGAGCACCCTAATATTCTTTCCCAGTACTCTGTTACAAAATTCATATTTCCCCTATAGCTAAGCGTTGGCAGGCTTAATTTTAAACTCTTCGTTTACGTTTTCAATTGGAATACCAAAAACAGCTTGATATGTTTGTTTAACAGCTTTTTCAAACGCTAATTCAATATTCTTATCAAACACTCTAATTTTAGAAAACTCAACGTCAGGCGTTGGCGGTTTAATCCGCTGACCACTCGGTAGAATAAACTCCCCTTTATCCAAATCAATCTTAACGCTTTTTTCTTTGCCTATCATTTCCTACCCTCTTTTTAGTTACACACTTCAGTAGTGTTCTTTTTTAACGTGCCGATAACTTTGAAATCGGCACTTAACACAGCCTTACAGTTTTTATTTTTGCAAACAAAAGAAGTTACCAGGCCCGTTTTTTTACAGATTGTTTTGGCCCTAATATCCTTGTGATTGCATGTAGTCATTATCTAGCTAAACCAGTTCTTATCACATCGCTGTTTCGCCTTGCACGGCTTGGCGAGTCGCTTTTAGCCCACTTACTATCCAGCATCTCCTTTGATGCATCGATATAATTATCAGCATAAAGAAGATCAATTGTTTTTTTGAATTTTGAGAATCCTTCAGGCCCTAGCTGATAAACCATGTCATCAATAACGGTCTGTCTTGCTTCATTCATATTGTTGTAAAATGAATATTTTCTAGCAAGATAGCGCTCAATTTTTCCAAGCCTCATCTCAAGTATTACACGTGCTTCTTCTTCAGTTATGCCTGATTCTAAGTTGAGGCCATAGCCAATTGTCAACTTATCAGCAGTACACTGATACATCTTGCCTCTGA